AAGGGATATATTTTTATTAATGAAATGCTTAACGAATTATCTGATTTACTTCAACAAGCCAAAGAAATGGAGAAGGAGCAGATATTTCAAGCGTATTCAGTTGGATTTAGTAATGGTGCTGCAAGTTTTTATATTACGCCAATAGATTACTACAAACATTTTTTTGAAAACAAATAATGGGAAGCGTATATAGAAAATGTGAACCACGAAAACAAAAAGGAAGGTATATTTATAATAGAAATAGGCTTCATAAGGTAGGCTGGAAACCAAAACACAAGAAAAAATATATAGAATTAATGAAATGGCTTGATAATCAAATAAAAAACGAAATTAAAAACCTACAATAACACGAAAGCCTCCGATTAAAGAGGCTTTTTTATTTATCCGTTTTGACGTACGATAGTCCTTACTCCGTTGTTCTCAGTTTGAGTAGGAGCAGGTTCGTTTACCTCTGCAGTTTTACCGATGCCTTGAGCTTGTAAACTTCCATCACAACACTCCTTTGAGTATGTTCCGTTTTCACATAGGCAACCTCTTTTGCTACCTGCACGAGGACTTGCTTTACTTGGTGTTTTAAATTTTGACATATTTATTTATTTTAAAAGTTCCTTAAGTTTTTCAATGATTGACATATCTTCTTCTCTTGGTGAGTTCTGAAGTTTGTCAGCAAAGTAACCCTCAATAGAGAAGCCTTTGACTTTTCCGTCTTTTACGTCTTTCCATACTTCTTCATTATCTACTTTCATAGAAATCATCCAAGTACCTTTTGGAAGTTCAAATCCGTATTTAACTGACTTGTCCATCTTTTCGTCTTCAATAATCCAAGACTCTACTACTGACATTCCTTTCAATTCGGTTTTATGTTCGTAGGTAGCATTGTTTTGGTTTGAACGCATCAAGAAAAGTTCAGAGGCACGTCTTACCGTGTTCTCAGAAAAGTAAATATAGAACTCATCTTCTCCGTTTCTACGATAAATTTGTTTGTTAGGAATCAAGGCAGCACCCATAAGAATGCGTTTCTCTGCGTCAATTTCTTTGAGTTCTACTTCGTGTTTCTTTAGTGCGACAAAGTTCTCTTCAATGGCAGGAGAATGAACTACTGATACTGCGTCTATTCCGCTCATCGGGTCTTTTTCGTCTATTAAAAGCTCTATTACATTCATAATTTTAAAACGATTTATTGTTAAAGTGTTGCATTTTTAATTCTGTTTCGGTCTAATGACTGAGCCGATGTCACCTCTCCGCTTACAACGTAGGCTTGAATAGGTGTTTGTTGTATTTGTGCAAGTTGATTCATTCCTGAGTTGCCTACTACATTGAAAGATGGTGCTTGTGTTTGTGCAGTTGCTCCGCTAAAGCTATTTGATACACTACCTCCACCACCTACATCATTAGGAGTTTTTACTGCGGTAATTTCTTTGATGTTTTTAATACCAGCTGCAATAGCTAAACCTGCGTTGATAGGTGCTAATACAGGACCTACAACAGGAATTCCAACGGTAGAAGTATATGCCTTTTGTGCTGATAAGAAAGTTGAAATAGTAGCCTCTGCGATAGCTGCTGCTTTACCTGCTGCGGTTTGTCTACCGAATAAATCAGCAATCTGACCCAATGTTGAAGCGGTAGCATTTAATGCATCTTCTTGCGCTTTTTTCTTTTTCTCTTCTATCGCTTTTTCAGCTTCATATAATCTTTGTCTTGATTCAGCTACTCCTTGAAGACCTTTCTTTTCTATTTCTTGAAACTCTTTAGTCTTGTTTATAGAGTTCACTCTGAGAGTTTCTACTTTATCAAGACCACCTCGTGTTAAGTCTACTTGCTGAGCTTCTAAATCTGCAAGTTCTTTGTTCTTGGCTTTTTCAATGTCAATCGTATCTTGCTTGTATTTTCTTGCAAGTGCAATTTGAACTGCGTACTTCTCTTCAATGTCACGCTTTTGCTTTTCGTATTCTGATTTAAATAAGTCAGTTGCTTCTCTGTTATACTCTGCTAATTGCTTGAGTTCTTCTTTTCGTTTATCAGCAGCTTCCTTTGCTTTTTCATTTGCTGCCTTACGTTCTTCTTCTGCTTGTTTTTTTGCTTCTTCTTTAGCTGCTTTTTGTTGTTGTTTGAACTCATACTCGTCATTCTTAATCTTAGCTAAGTCTTGACGTAACTGAGCTACTCTTTGGCGTTGTGCTTTTGCTTCTTCCTCATCTCCGAATAAAGCCCTACCTGTTGCATTTAAACCGAGCGAGTCGAATATCTCTACGGTCTTTAGATTTTCCTTTTGTGATTGATATAAGTCTTGAGCAGCTTTGAGTTCTTTTTTTGTTTGGTCAATGGCTTCTTTAAATCTCTTTCGTCTTTTTGCAGCTATATCCTCTTCAGTAAATCCTAAACGCTTCAATGTACGCTCATACTCATCAAAGTTTTCTAATGCAAGACGAGCAGCCTCAGCACTCTCACGTGTAGATTTCTCAAATTTCTTTGCTTGAGTTGTTGCTGGAGTAAGTGAACCTGCAATGTCATCCCATTTTGAAATCAAGATACCAATCGCAGCAATTAAAACTCCGACACCTGTAACCATAAACGCTTTAGAAGCTGTGGTAATTCCTTGAAAAGCATTAATAGCTGTCGTTTTAAGAGCGTTAAAACTTGGGATAGCTTCTTTCAGACCTTGAACTCCTTGAGAAATTGCCATCGCAGATTGAACTTTCAATAAGGCTTTTTCTAACTGCTCTGATTCTGCACCAAAAGCACCCATAACACCTTGACCTAACTCGAATCCTGCAGTAACTCCACCGAGTGCTCCTCCGAGTTTCTGAGCCATTGTAGTAGCAGCAGCATCAACTGCCATATCAGTTTGAATCTGAACCTTGCGATATTGTGATACAGTTTGTAAGAGGTCTTGGTATTCTTGTGAAGTTGTCTTACCTGCGTTAGCTAATTCATATAGTCGGTCTTCAGCTTCACCCATACGAGCAGTGAGTGGTTGTAAGTCTCCGTAAACTTCCTCAAAACTTGCAGATACATCGTGAGTAGCTTTGGAGAGATTCTCCATTGCCTGAGTAGCTTGTTTAGTATCTACATCAATCTTAATAGTTTTAACCTCTGCCATTTCCTTTATTTTTTAGTTCTCGTTTTCCTTGTTTCCACGCCTTTCTAATTGACGTATGTAATTTGTATTTACCTTTTGCTATCTCTATGTTTTCAGATACTCCAATGAATTCGTCTATTTGTAGCATCGCAATTATGTTTCTTATCATTTGTTTAGTTTTAGTTATACATATCCGTCTATTTGCAGGATGTTAAATGTCTGAGTTGATGTGCTTCCGTCAGAATATAAATAAGTGATTGTAATAGTATATACTGTATTTGACACTCCTGCTGGTAGCGTTATTGATACATAACCATCCTCTTCAATTGGATTTGGACTGAATGTAACTGATGTGTCGCTACAAGACAAAGTTGCTTGAACTGATTTGTTAATTAAATTCACTGCGTATTTTACTACTCCTCCATCTGTTGGAACTTTAGGAAGTGACACAGTTGAATTGAGAACTGGTCTAAAATCAAGAATCAACTGCAAGTCAACATCTCCTGTGTTTAGATTAGCTTTCATCTCGTTGATGATGTAACGCTTGTCTCTGATTACTAATCTATCGTTTAATTCAAGTCCTGTTGTTAAGCTAACTGGAAGTTTTGCTTTTACGCTAACCAATCGTTGCTTTTGATTGTACAGGTTGTATAGATACGAAAAGTAATATCCCGCAAACATTGTATTCTGAATAGGCGTATTCAATAACGTACTAATCTCAGGAGCAAAGTTCATAGTATACAAATCAGAGTTGAAAACTACGTCTTGACCAAAAGGTGTATAGTCATTAATTGTGTAGTGACCTCCTCCGTCTTTATGCATTTTAATATCGCAGTATTGATTGTCGAATTGATACAATAAAACAGGTTTAGGTACATAAGGAGCGTACTCACCATTTAGTGAGAAACCTACTTGTAAACTTGTATCAGTAAATTTGTTTTGTAAAAGGTTTTCAAATGGCACTTCGATAGTGAACTCTCCACCGTCATAGTTATACTGATATGTTGTGTCTCCGTAGTTTTTGTTGTACGTCTTTGCATAGTATTTATTCAATACAGATTCTGACTCTTGAAACTTAAATGATAGCTTCTTATATAGTGGCATCCTATCGTGTTGGATAGTTGTCACATCCACATATTTTGAAATATCTACAACCGCTCCTTTTGAATACCAATCATCAAGAGGTTCAATCCAATACTCACCGTCTCTTGTTGAGTAGATAGTCATATTGAACATAAGCATAATTCCCTTAACAAAATCTGCTATCTTCATTACAGGAGCATTGGAAGCAAGGTCAACAAGCAAACTAACACTTAAATTATTATAGTCTATTGTGATGTAGTCAGCTACATAAGTTGCTCCTGAAAAATATCCTACACTGTACACTAAGTCAGACGTAATAACATTTGCTCCAGCAGTTCTTATCTTAATATTGTAAACATCGTTTAAACCCGTTACATTTATTACCTGAGCAATCTGAAAATTTTGCGCTCCAGTTCCTTGTAATGTATTTATCAAGTTTCCGTTTTGGTAAATATCTACATAGTAAATTTCTGAAGTAGTTGTTGCTGTAACGTGGTAAGTTAAATAGTGTAAAATAATACCACTTTGGTATTGCAATGTTACTTCATTTGTTGAAGTGTTTACAAAAGATGTTAAGTCATAATTAGAATAAACAGGCGTAATACTATTTACATCAAGGTTATTGAATATAGACAATGCTTGAAACTGCTCCTTACCTTTATACCATAAGAATAGCTTTGTGAATCTGTCGTCATCTAAAAACGTACCTTTAAAAGTAATTCCGTATTTAGTTTCAATCAAGTCAAATATCTTACTTACTCGTAGTGCAGGGAATAATTCGTTTTTATTTATCGCACCTGATGTTGTATGAATATCATTGTTCGTTAAACTATCAGTTAGCCAGTTAGGATAAGGAGTATTGATAGGAGTTGTTTGATATTGCCAAATGCGATTAGAAGTGATGAGCGGATATTTTACATCAAAAAAGTTTGTGCTTTCTTCGATGCGTTCTTTAACTTCGTTGCTTGTGTATTCATGAGTGTATGAACTATAATCTAAGTCACTCAATAAATCCTCTCCGAATGTATCTTTTAGCGTTACGCCAGTTCCATAGAAAGTTAGCTTGTATGATTCAGGGCTTCCGTTTACTATTGTCGCTCCGTCTAACTGCACTTTGCCTTTTCGGAATGTAGTTAAGTCAATTTCTATATATGCGTCTTTACGTAGGTTGTTATCACTTGTAAAGTTTACGTCTGAATTATACCAATGCTCAAAGAATGAGTTGTTGTAGTCAGATGCGGGAACTGTGAAACCTTGCGAAAAGTCAGTGTAAGTCTTTGACAAATCGTTGACATTCTGAATTGAGCTTGTAACTTGGATTTGCTCATCGTTGAACAATTCAATTCTATTGCCATCAATGTATAGTTGTACTTTCCTTTGCATTAGATAACAGAGTTAATAGTGTCAAATGCGTACTCAAACTCCATCTGATAGTTTATCATTTTGGTGTTTATGCTTTTGAATAGTTCCGTGTTTTTGGAAAGTAATACAGCAGGTTTATTGTCAATCAAAATTCTTTCGCTCAACATAATTTGCTTGATTACCTCAGAGTAGCTTTCATCAACCCAATCTGTATTAACACGGATTGTCTGCTTTCCGTTAACATTAAATGCGTTTCTCTGACCCTCAAGAACTGAATAATTCGGATATGTATTTGGCATCAAGTTATAAAGAGTGCTTTCAACTGATATGATTGTATTAGACGCCTTGTAAAACCATTCTCTTTGCCAAGCACCAAAACGATTTACAAAGTCTATTTTAACAGGAGTGTATTTACATTCGTCTTTTGGTATAAAAGTAGCACTGAACAAAACAGTTGAACCCGAAATTATTTCAAATGTATTTCCAGCAGAATAGTAAGGTAAGTAAACACGTGGTATATCTCTCCAACTATTTGCAGTCAACGATGTAGTTTGAGTTGCTCCCGTAGATAGATTAGTATATTTAACTGATGTAGATGAATTAGCGTAGACAGTAACCCATCCAGCATCATCATTTACATTATAGTAGTAATCTCTTGAATCAAGTAAATAGTTGCCCAAAACTGGATTATATCCATTTTCGTAATATCCATATCCGTTAAGACCATAGTGTGTTATTATAGTTCCTACTTGAATAAAAGAAGTTGAAACTCTTTTAAATAATTTTAAACCTACATTACACCATTGTGTTGATGGAGTTGCACTTATAGTTGAAGTTATGTTTTGTAGATTAGCGTGAGAAATATACTCTTTGATGTATGGTGAAATGTCGTAATAAGTAGCTGGATTGTTAGAAGACGGAATCAACTTGCTTAAAGTATACGCTGGAGATGATGGCATTGAGCCAGTACCATTCCAAAGGAATATCTGCAACTTTGTTTCTACTTGTCCAGCATCGTTTATTTCTACGATATAAGGACTTCTCGCATTTATGTTAGCCATTTTTTCTTAATATTTCGTCAATTTGTTCGTTAAATAGTTCTATCGCTTCAAGTCCGTATTTTTCTACAAGTTCTTGAGGTAAGTTTTTATAAGCAGCTTCAAATGGCTTAGTAAAAAACAAACTCGGTTTTATTCCATTTCTATAAACACTCCTTGCAATCAAAAAAGCAAGCGACTTACGAGAAGCAAACTTACCTTTTTCTCGTGGTGCAAGACCTTTCCTTACTAACCACTTGTCGAATGCCTTAACGGGAGGCATCTTTGATTTGTATGAATAAGGGGTGTTGTACTTTTTCTTTGTGCCCGACACCCCTGCATCTTGATAAACTCCGTAGTCCTCCATTGAGAACTGCAATTCAAATGAGTTATTATTAGCTTTTACCTTTCCTTGAATAGAGTTGTAGAGCTTCTTAGACGAGTTCTTTTGCTTGTTAGTAAGGTTACGCCTAGAGATACTCACAACGTGGTCTCTAAACCTTTCTAATGCTTTCTGAACTTCGCTTTTATTCACCCTTTAACGCTTTCAATTCTGCGTACAACGCTAATAACTCAGCTTCCTTTTGTGCTACCAACTCTTCTGCTGTTGGCTCGTCTACTTCGATGAATTCAACGCGTACTAGTCCGTTGTCATCGTATATTTCGTTTCTTACTTGTGGCATGGTGTTAAGCTTTAGTGATTCCTATTACTGGAGCTCCAGAAGTTCCAAATGTTGGCGATGGAAAAGTTGATGGCAACCCAGATGCATAATTTACAGTTGCTATAACAATTCCAGCAGAAGTCGATATAGTTGTATTGTACAATGGTGTTAATTGTCCAATTGCCAAAAATGATAATTGACTTGTTGCATTGTTGAGGTGTGCGCCAATCCAATAACGAGTACCAGCAACAAAATTAAATGTAGTAGTGGCTGTTTTAATTCCAGTTGTAGACAAGTCCAAGTCCGAGCTACCATATAGCAAAGAATCTGGAGAGCCATTGTTGTCTGAATAAATAAAAATTTTAGCTAAACCACCAGCAGCAGCAGTCGCACAATTTATTCGCAAACTTGAGGTTGTTATATTTTGATTTGGGATAAACACATTAGCATATAATCTGTTTAATACAGTTGTTGTTGGTGTAATAGAAATAGCATTAATAGCTGCTGTTACTGTTTGTCCAGAAGCAAGAGGCAATAAGGCGTGAATACCAACATTCCCACCACCAGAGCCCCCACTATATTGTGGTATGTTCAAAGTATCACCTACCAAAGTAGCCGCGCCACTTGTTCCCGTTGTTGTTAGCGTGATTGCGTTTTGTTTGTTGTTAAGAGCAGTTTGTGTTGCGCTTGATACAGGCTTATCAGCATCGCTCGTATTGTCAACATTACTCAATCCTACTGCACTTTTGTTTAGTGGTTGAAAGGTTTTATCGCCTCTGAAATAATCTGCCGTTGTAGCGGCTGAAATTGCATCTTCTTTTGTTGCTAATCCTGATGTAAGTTCTGAATCAGTTGCGTATGTGCTTAAATCAGGTTTGTTTAAAATCTGAGCATCTCCACTTGTAGCATTCCAGTCAGCATTTACGTTTACTTCTGCTCCTGCTTGGATTCCTGCAAGTTTAGATTTCTCCGTGTTTGTGTAGTCATTTGTTGACAGACCTTTACCAGCGATTACATCAACCTTGTCATCCAAAGCAGATTGCAAGTCAGTTTGATTAGACAATACACCATCAATGCTTCCCCAAAGAGTAGCGGTCTGAGCAGACACTTGTACATAATCAGTTCCATCCCATCTGTATAGCAAATTGGTGTCTTTTGCTACATAGATAGTTTTCGCAGAGCCAGTTGCTGGGAATGCAGCTTGATTCAAATACTCTTGAATCTGACTCTGAATGTTTAATTCTATTGCCATACTATGTTTATTGTTTCGTTAGATAAAGTTGCGAATGTTTGAGTGTCTTGCAATATTGAATCCAAGTACACTTTGATAGTTGTATCAGGAAGCACTAAAGTACCGCCACAATTTATCGTTTCATTGTAAGTATCATTTGAGTTAGTTACTGTACTTATTGAGTAAGGTATTGAATCACCTTCACAAATTGTCATTGTGTTAGGAATCAACACATCGAATGTCATTGTCCATCCTGCAAGATAATTCTCAAAGCGTTCAGTAAATGGTTCACAAGTAGGATTTCCGTCAACTACAATTTGCTCATCCCATAAAGCACCGTGTAAAAACATATCGTAAGCACGATTTAAGATGCTTAGCTGAGTGTTTAATACATCCTGCTCGTTGTTGTTTCCTCTGAATATGTCATCCGTCTTTTGCTTAGATACATCTACAATATCCATTGCAATTAACGAAAGATTATAACGCACAACATTAGTTTCAAACGTGACGTTGTTTGTCATTAAGTGAACTAACGGGAATATAGTTTGCTTGTTTAAGTCAACCTCAAATATATCACCCTCAGTTATGGTGTTGACAAGTGGGTCATTGTCAAAATGCCACTTAATCAAATCTAATACTTTGTAAAATCCTGTCATCGTTTTATTCTACGTTCAAATTCTCTTGCTTCAATTTCGTTTTTTTGCTTCTCGAAAGTGAGATAGGTGAGACATTTAGTAAGTCTTTGCTCGGTAACTTCGTCAAACTTTGTGACATCTCCTTTAGCGAGTGCATAAATTGACTGATACCATCCCCATCGTTTGGCAAATTGAGTTCTTTCGCTAAAGTCTTCGATAACTCTTTCTCCGTCTTCAGGTTCTTCTCCAAATAATTCAGTGTAGCCTGAAGTAACTCGTTTCCTAAATTGTAAAAAAAAAGCGACGCTGCTATGCAAACATCAAGCGGAGCAAACTTCATTAACTCCTGAAAGTCTTTGTTTGGTTCGTATTTTTGTATGTCGTACTTATCTCCTTTCTTTCTTGTGATAGGTCGGTACATAACTGCCATTGCTTTGTGATACGTATCCCAACTGGATAAGTGGCTTTCTAAATCTACGTACTCTCCGAAGCTGATTTCTTCTAACTCAGGAATGAATCCGAACTCAACGTCTTTAATCTTGAATGTAGGTTGAAACTTTGGCTTCTCGTTGAATAGGTTTGTAAAGTGTATTACCATTTCATTGAGTGAAGTCAGCTTGATTTGTGCGACATCAATGAGTCTGATTCCGCAGAATATCTCAATCATTTTTTGAGCTATGAACTCATCGTCATTAGACTGCGATTGTAACGCTATGAAGTCTTGATAGTGCTTCAGAGGTATCTCATTTAGGCTCGTAGGTACTTTTATTTGTAGTTCCATATTTATTAAACGCTTGTTTCTTGTTTTTGTAGTACGTAGGAGTAGGCATCAGATAACATCTTGGTGTGCATCCTGATTTTGAACATATCGTCAAAGACTATTCTTACTCTCTTACCTGTTTGTTTGTAGATGTATTCTTCTACGACTGCTTTCATTTTAGGAAGCTCATCGGATTGCGTATTGTCCATAGTTTGAATTTAAGCCGAGTGATTCCATCTCGTGGTAACGAAGTGCATCAATAGCGTGATTATAGGTGTCTATCGGCTTGTTTAAACGTACTCCGCTTTTGTCAGTATCCCAACAATAATTACGTAGCTCATTGATGAGGTTAACGCTTGATTTCGTGATTAAGTATTCCTGACGTTGCATTACATCTATACCGTAATTGATAGAGTCTTTACCTTTGGTTACTCCTTTGATTGTCTTTCCGTGTCTGCGTATCTCCTCAATCGACTTTGGTTCAGCAGAATCAGCGTATACAACCACCGAATTAGGTAGTAAATTTGCGATATTAGAGTTTACCATACCTGTGCGGTAAGCAATTTCGTTTACTATTCGCTGACCATTGTACTGATAAATCTCTACGATTGCAGTAGGGTCATTCGTATAACCGAAGTCAAGTCCTACTCCGAGTAACCTTGCTTCTTTAGGAATGGAGTCAATCTCTTTCCAGTTGTTAAAGACTACTCCCTCAAGACTACCTACTTCTCCGAGTCCATACACACGCCACCAGTTAGCCCAATAAGAACTTGTTGCTGCTTTCTCTCTATTCCTCTCTATTTGTTCTACGATGCTTTTGTCTAATGCTTCGTTGTCTAAGTATGTAAGAATGATGAAATCTGCGTCAGGTTCGTCTTTTAGTTCCTTGTGTACCCAAAACTCATTCGCAGGATTAAAGTCTAAGTAAACCTCACGCTTTGTACGTATAGCAAGCTCGTTGTAAGATTCAAAAGATACGTTATTACATTCGTTTATGTATAGGATGTCACGTCTTGCACCTCGAAGTTTAGATGCGTCATCTGCTGAGAAGAACTCTATTACGCTTCCGTTAGCAAATTCGTATCTGAGTAGTGACTTGTTGAAACGCTCCTCGAAGTACCTACCAGTCCACTTCATAATCTTCAGGAAATCTTTTAATGCACCTCTTCTTAAGTGTGGGATAGTTTCAGCTACAACGCTAATTTCTATGCCCTCAGTTTTCGCTGCTTTGTCTATCAAGATAGGGAGAATGCCAAAGGTCTTACCTGCTGACGTTCCCCCTTGAATAATCTTGATGCGTTTTTTAAGACTGAGAATCTTCGTTATTGCGGTTGTCCTCTTGAACATCAGGGAAAAGTGGTTGTTCTACGTTTGTGATTTCTTTCTTCTCAACCAAGTTATTTAGACGAGCAGTTATGCTTGGATTGTAGATTCCAGCCATACCTCCACCGATTTGGTCTTCTCGTACTTTTCTTCGTATGCGTGTGCAGATAGTTGAGAAACGCTTGTATCTATTATTCGAGTTAGCAAAATAATTCGACAAATCTTGAATAATTCCGTTGTCAGCGCAGTAGTTTTCAAAGCCTTCAATCGTTAGTGGTCTTTCTAATTCACTGTACTCGCTTCTTCCTTCTTTACCTACGAATGTGTGTTTAAGGATTGGATTGTTCTTAGTTGCTCTTACGTAGTCTTCGAATAGACTCCATAGGTGTTCAGGTGATTCTATTTTAAGTGGTCTTCCCATTTTATAGTTCGTGTTTATGTAAATAATCTTCCGATGTTTGGTAGTGCATTAACTACCGTACTATTGTTGTCGTAGTGAACTGAAATATTTAGGTCTTTTACCTTTTGTATTTTAGCTTCGTTACTACCAGTAGCGTATACTCTTGAATCAGGAATGCCTGCTTTATTTGCTCTTGCTAACATTCCGTCTTTTTCTCCTCTTGCTGAAATGATATAGACGTCTGCTCCGTTTTCAATTAGGCTGACTGCTCTATCAAACCCTTTCTTTGTTGAGAATGTATCGTCATAGTCAAATGAAATCTTTTCTCCAGCTAAGTTATACGCATCTCTGCAAACTGCATAGCGTTGGTCTTGGTCATATTCTGATACCATTTTAGGGTCAGACATACATCTCTGAAGAAAGTCGTTCTGAGACTCTCCGCTTTTTTTGTTAGGAATTGGCATACTCAGCGTGTACTTTTTGCATTTTTACAATAATCTCACGGAAGCAAGACGCACAAGATGTAGGTTCTTGACGTACGTTAAACACTCTATTGTAAATTTTAATTACTTCGTGTTGCTCTGATGGTTTGAATGTTTGTTGTTCGAGTACCTTAGAAGTTGTTAACCAGTTGTATTCGTCTTCGGTTAGGCAGTTGATGTTACGATAAGGAAACATTGCATTCAGTTTTTCCTTTCTTGCATCGCATCCGCAGTCCTCTCCTGCTACAAACTTTACTAACTTTTTGATTCCTGTTGCTTCGGTGATTTGCTCGATAGTATCTCCGAGTCCTTGTGCTTTTTTCTTTGCCATATATTTTAAATTAATTCGTAATCCGTGTTTAAATAATCTTCCCAGTGTTCACCTACATTCTCTCTTAATCTATTCTTGCAATTTGTGATTGTAGTAAATATAGATGTTGCACTGATGTTTGTTTCCTTAGCTATCTTTCTTATAGACATTGTACCTTGTAAGTAAAGAGTGAAGAGCTTAGTGTCGTACCAATGCCAAGTCTTTATCTCATCCATTATCTTATCGTGTAGCCTCTCGAATGATTCGTGTTTATCTAACTCAATTTCCTCTGAACTAAACTCTTTGATGTCATCCAAACCTACTCGCTCCATTTTAATGCGCCTGATATGGTCTATAAATACGCTATGAATCGTCAACCACATAAGACTCTTATTTACTTCGTCAGTAACTATCTTGTCTATATAGTTTAAACGAATAATCTTAATGTATGTTTCTTGGACTATGTCTTCAGCAAGGAAGTCATCCGCAAAGTTACGAGCAATCTTTACCCATTCTTTATGGTGTTTTGCCAGTTTAGTTAGTTTATCCATTAGTTAAATTCTAAACAAATATAAGATTAAATTTTAATCAACACGTTTTAAACAAAAAAAAGCCACTCGGTTAGGAATGGCTTTCTTACTTAGTGTAGGTGTTTATAGCAGTATTCGTCTAATTTTATTGCGGTGCTTAAAGTTACGTCTTTTCCGTTTAGAAAGTTATCTACTTGGAATTGGTGGAACTTACCGTACTTTGCTTTTATCTCTTTGACTATTTTGTTTCTGCTTCGTGTTTTGAGAAGTTCACGAACTTGCTTTCTTAGTTCTTCGTCATTGATGTGCATATCAGAAAGGTAAATCCGACTCAATACTATTTTGAACTGGCTCAGGTGCGACATAAGGCTCAGAAAATGACGCTGAAAAAAAACTTCCATTCTTACCTTGCTTTACCCATAGAGCTACTTCCATTTCTTTGCCGTTGACGTTTACTTTACCTCGATAGTCTGGGTGTTTCTCATTCGTCTTTTTGTCGTTCTTGAAAATAGCGCCCGTGTTTGTTTTGTTTTCCATTTGTTTTTTATTTATAGGTTACTGAATATTGCGTAAATTACATAGATAACTACTACTGAAGTGAGTAAGATAGTTCCATAAGCAGCCATCTCTTCTCGTCTATCGTCTTTGTTTAGTTTCATTGTTCTTCTTGTTTAAAGGTTTCATTGTAGTATTGTTCTGCATCTTTTCTACTTAAGTACATTGCTCCGTGTCCATCTGACTCTCGGTCAACTCCTTGAAAAAATGCCTCAACTATCTGCTCTTTCTCCATTTCTTTGGCTTTGTCAATACAAGGTTCATCCATTGAAATATTCAACCCCGTTAACTTGTTTATTTCTTTTATTAAAAATTCTACTGTTGTCATTTTTTACGTGTTAATGTTTTTTAATTTTCTATACATAATAAATAATACGTGTATATTTTTTTACTTTTTTGATACCCAAAAAGTCCAAGTTTCTGCATTTGGGTGTTCTGCCCTCCATACTTTGTATTTTAAAAATCCAATCATACAAATAAAGGTACTTAACAATAATGCAATAAATATTATTTTAATTACTTTCATCTTATTCTGATTTATTTAGTTCGTGTTTTACTCTAAAAGACCAAGGAAGAAACGGAAAGTTTGCCATCCATTCATCTCCATATTTATCTTCATATAAGCAAACATCTTTTCCATCTACCTTATCAATAAATAGGTGTCTTGTTCGCTTCATTGTTAATCTACTAATAATTGTCTTCATCTTATTCTGATTTAAATGTTTCATTGTAGTATTGTTCTGATACTTCAGTAGTACCAATACCACTTCTATATCCTTGATAATGAGCAGTTACTATCTGCTCCTTCTCCATTTCTTTTGCTTGTTCAAATAAACTTTCCATAAATTCAGAGTCACCTTCTAATATTACTTTCTTGAGGTTTGCTTTTAGTTCCTCTTCTAACCATTCTACTGCTGTCATCTTATTCTGATTTAATTTAAAAGATTAATTGATATGTGCATATATCCACAAAATAAAACTACACACATAATTAATAGTACAAAAAATAGTATTTGTTGTGCTTTATCTTCCATCTTATTCTGATTTATTTAGTTTAGATTCTTTTAACTTTTTTAAGTCATCAATAACATCTTTTAAATTATCTATTGTTTCTTCTATTTCTTTAACATCAAATATTGTTGTTTCAATTTCATCTACTTTTATTTCTGCAAAAGCGTGTGTTAATCTTAAAGTTAGTTTCATCTTATTCTGATTTATTTAGTTCGTGTTTTACTTGCTTCTCGGTATCCATCGCTATATCCTTTGACATAATGAAGCTCAATCTCTTTCTTTATACGGCTCAAATAAAGCGTTGCATCCATCAACTCCTCAAGTAAATGGTTTATCCATTGGTCAAGCGTTAGGTCTTCTCGGTCTAATGTAGTTCCGTATTTTCGTAAGCCAGTAGCAGAGCGTTCAGCATACTTCGCCATTACGGATAAAACTACTTTGTCAGTTACTTCTTGGTTCATAGTTCGTCTTTTTGTATTGGTCTTAAATCATAAGCGATGCACAATAATCCTACAAAAGTTATATCTGATATTACTAATGGAGTACGGAATGTTACTGCTATTTCATCAAAAATTGGCAACTCTTTATTGTGGTCTTTTAAATAATCTTTTATAGCATCTCTTGCTTGTTCCTTTGTCATAGCATTTGAATTAGTGCGTTATAATACTCTCGAGCAAGTTCAATCTTCTCTTTTATCTGCTCGATTACTTGTTCGTCTTTTTGTACGTAGAAAACTTTGACTCTGCGATTCTTTGGAATGTGTGAAAACTGATGCTTACTCTCTACTTCTTCACGCAAATCTAAGTCCTCGTCAATCTTGTGCAGTTTCCAATGTGCTCTGCGGATTTCATCTTCTACCATATCAAGTGGAGTATCTACAAGGCAGTAGCAAAGCATTGATTGAGTCTTGCCTGTAAGCCACATATAGCCCTGAAGTTGATAGAAGTAGTCTTTGTTAGGTATCTCCGTATCAAAAAACGGAAAGGTAGTAGCGTCCCAAGAGCTTTTGACGTCTAACAATACATCTTCCGTGTTTACGTCAGGTGTTCCTTTTATCCAATCGTTCTCAAAATACTCATCATTCTTGTAAATGAATTTCACATCTAATACCTCGTTGACTAAGTTTATAGACTCTTCCTCTACTGCGTTACCTTTGTCCGTGTATCGTGAACTAAACTCTTTTGATACTCCGTATTTTTCTTGTAGCACAAGTTCGTGAATATATGACTTAGCAGTCTGAGATAGCAACTCCCCTTTACTACGAGGAGTCGCCATAATTTTACCTAAAGAAGAGCATCTAATCTTCATAACGCATTCAAGATATCAATTTGACCTTCAGAGAGCGTAAATGAAGCCTCTAACTTCTCACGAGTATACTTTCCGTCAATGATAGACTGAACTGCTGACTGAAAGCGTTTAGCATCAATCGTAGGAAGTTTCTTTACTTGTTCTCCTGATGCATCCGTGTCTTTGTCCGTTACTAAACCAAGAGCAGAAGAAAGTGCGTATCTGCGGAAGTATGTAACTCCTGAACCAAACGCTTGGAAGTCGTTCATACCTTTCAACTGAACATAAGGAATAGTAACCTTGCTTTCGATGTTCTCTCCTGATTCAGCGTGAAAGATAACTGTTTGAATGTAGTTATTAGTTTCGTCTGATGTTAGTTGTTGAGTGAATCCAAGTCCGTGTTTTTTTAGTATCGGATTGATTACTTCAAAGATTTTAGGTAGGTCAGCATAAGAGTAACCGAAACCTTGCGTGCCTTTGTGAATCACTGGCACTTCTTGTTGGAACGAAGCCAACGCTTTAAACAAATTTTTCATAGCTTTTAATTAATTGTTATATGCAAATATAAGAATTATTTTAACTCATTGCACTTTTTCTTATATTTTTTTATCAATTCTTTCAACTCATCTACACTCCAACGCTTTTCTAAGTGTGCTCTTCCTTGCAGTTCGATTAATCTTTCTGCTCCAATTCGTTTTTCAATACCGATTTGATAGTTCAGTAAGTTTCCGCTTAGATACGTGTTGCAGTGTTCACATTGTAAGTGGCAATTGTCTTCGTCAAATCTTACGTTTGAGTGTCCACCTTGACTAAAATAGTGGCCGCAGTTTTTTTTCTTTGGCGGTTTATTACATGAAACACAAAGTTGGCCTTCATCTCTTAGCCTTATGTATCTATTAAACACTACTTGTGCTTCCTTAAGCCAGTCTGATGTTGTTTTCAAATCGTTATTCATTCGTATTTTTGTCTGCTTCCACATCTTCTCTTTGGTTTCAGCTACAAAAGCACGGATGCACTCGTCTTTTAAGCAGTATTTATGATTGAATCGGATAGGTTCAAACTTCTCTTTGCAGTTCTTACAACGTGGCATTTTGATTTATATTATATTTTACTCCGTAAATATTTTCAAATTGTTTTGCGTATGCCAAATGTGCTTCAAAATCAGTTTTATAATAACCTATTGATATCGTTTTACCATTAATTCCAATTTTGGCTTGGTAATATGTTTTTTGAGTTCCATTTTTTAAAGTCATATTTTTATAATATACCCCAGCAAATTTTTTCTTAGAACTCCTATTTGAATTATTAGCTGAACTGCTTACCCATCTCAAATTATTTAAATTGTCATTTTGATTATTTCTATCTATATGGTCACACACTTCATTATTGATTGGCATTCTATTAAATGTCATTAACAGCAATCTTCCGATTGTTATTGTTTTAACTCCGCTATCATTGGTTAATCTAAAATTTAAATATCCCTTATTATTTCGAGAACCAGTCAATTCTTTATTAGTATTCATTGACTTAATTTTACCACACTTCGTAATTTTATAATTTTCAAATGTTGGAATCGTATACCATTTCATATTAATCAAATTTAATATTATCAGAAATCCAATTACGAAATGCAATTTGTAAATTAATTTGTTCTTCAAATATTTCACTTGCATTTTCTGTATCAATTCTTAATACTTCTTTATCTACTTTTTGTATTTCATCAGCTAATATATTTGCTTTACGTTTTAAACTTTGTCTGAATACTGACTGATTATTTAAATCTTCGATAAAGTCTGCTAAGACTGGTAAGAATGCTGCTAATGCAACGAGTTTAACTTCTTTTTTCATTTTGTATAAATTTAATTGCTTGGTTTTTATTTTTAAAGTGATGTACTACAAATTTTCGTTCTCCGAAGTCATATCGCACTGCTCGTAGTTCACGCAACACTCTCGCTCTTGTGCATCTCTTACAGCTGAATAAAGTTCCTCTTCGGCTTTTGAGATTGTATTCTCGTCTATTTTGGTCGAACTTATCGAGTTCTTTAAATTGGTAACAAGTCCAACATTGTACTTTTTCATAGCTCATTTTCTATTCGTTTAAATTTAATCTCGTCTTGTAATTCCTGATATGCTACTCGTAATTGTGCGTTACGTCTTGCAAGTTGGTTAAGCTCTCGGTTTAGGCTTTTTATTTCTTTTTCCATTTCAATTATTACTAACTCAGTTTTGTATAACTGCTCTTCACTTTCCTTGCTTCCGTTGATGTAGTCTTTAGCTTCAGGTTTATCTTTTTCGAGTTTTTCTCGTACGTTTTTGATTCGTTGAGCAACAGTCCACACTGTATTCTTTGCCCATAGTATTTTTAAGTCCAACATTTTAAAAAGGATTTTCGTTTGCTAATCTACGAAGTTTTGCAGTAGTGCTTTCAAGTTCGTTGATATTTGTTTGAATTTCTTTAGGTCTGAATTGAGTCAATGGGTCTACTCCGTTTATCATAAATCCGATTCCTGAGTTAAATTCACAATACACTGGTTCGTTAAGTGGCGTGTGCTTTCCTCCTGTTTCAGTGTCTTTAACTTTTTCAACTCCTACCCAAGTTACAAGTTTCATTGTTTCGTGTTTAATTAGGCGATGTATTACAAACATATCGTCACAACGATTCAAGAATGCTTTACCTCCCTCAATATGGTCTTTAAGTGGTGGCTTCAAGTGTCCTTTCCACTCTCCGTCAGGATAAAGATTTCCGTTTCTACCTGATTCAGTATTCGGATGCGTGTTTATGTAGATAGTCATTCCAGTCTGATTCACGAATTGTCTTGCTCGGTTCATAAATTCGTAGTTACCTGAAAAGCTCATCTCTCTATCGAGTCCTGTAAATGGGTCTATCAATCCTACATTTGCTCCGCTCTGCTTAAATAGTTCAAGTATCTCGTCAGGTTTATAGAGTTTCGAGTTGTCTATAAATGTGAAATACTGCTCAAGATACGCAAGGTCTCCGCTAATTTGCGAGTGACTTAACTTTGAGAAGTGCTTACCTCTGTACATTTGAATCATATCTCGTAGGATTTGACCTTTCTGATTCTCTCCAGACCAAATGCAGAATGTTAATTGATGTCTAAGAGCAAGATTTAAGAAGTACCAGTTTATCCAGTACGTCTTTCCTACGTTATCGTGACCTAAAATTATGTTGAGTTGTTTAGGTTTGAATCTTAGGTGTTCGTCTAAGAAGCAGTCAAGTCCAAGTCCTTGTTTGATTTTACCGTCTCTGACATCGAGTAGGTATTTAAGTGAGTCTCCTTGTTTCGTTAACATAGTCCGAGTTTTCTTGCGAGTAGTAATTCTTTAGGCTCTTCTACTTCAGTAGTCTTCTTGTTTTTAGAGAGCCATTTATTAGCAGTCAAATATAACGAACTATATTTCTTGTTGCCTTTGAAATTTTCTATAGAGTCTAAAACTTCATCAATTTCGTTTATAGTGTACTTCTCCAATAGCTTCTCAACATCAGAGTTAGTTATAGACAGGTGGTCGAAGCTCCTATATATATCTTTAGATATAACATTAACATTATCATTATCATTTACAGCTATGTTTGCTATCGTTTGTGTGCGTTTGATAGCATTTGCCATCTCTTGCCATCGTTTGTTAGCACCTGCTTTACCTGCTTCGCTTCGCTTTACTTTGACATCTTCGAACTTTACAAGGTCTCGCTTAAGTTGTTGTTTTATAGGCTCAAAGGCTATCTCAACTAAAGGATTTGTTGTAATAGGATTCTCGTCATTTACATACCTCAGCAAATGTTTGAATAGTTCTCCTGCAACTGAGTCAGGAAGTTTCTCTATCGTGTGAATGATGTCACAGTATAGAATGAATGATTTTTTGTCTTTTGCCATTGCAAAAATTTAAGTAATAAAAAAACCCCTGCATCTCATCGCGGCTGGACTTGCGAATCAATACAAGGGTCAATAATACCTTAGAGTTTATGGTGTCCAGCCAACTCTTCTACAAATATAACGCAAATATCGTTTATTTGTTCACCTAATTGTTTTTTTCGTAATAACCTTGATTTATCCAACGCTTTAATCTTCGTAAAGAATGCATATTGTTTACAGCAAGGATATCTTCTTTGAGTTCGTCTTTTTCTCGTCTTGCGTATTTGTATTCAACTGGTGCGTGTTCGTAACCTGACAAGTATTCTACAAGCGGAGCAACGATATTCAGATACTCTCTATCTTGGTAGCTTAACATATTCTTATGCACTTTGATTCCGTTGATAACCGTAGCGTGATTCTTTCCAAATAGTTGTCCGATTTTAGTTAGAGTGAGTCCAGCTTGTTGAAGCTCTGCAAACACGAAATGACGTTTGTAAAGCATCTGAGACACTCTTGACTTATCTCTCAGGTTATGTATCTCTATCAGTTCATAAATTCGTTCTAAGCGTGTCATAGCGATTCAAGCGGTGTTACAATAAATTTTCCGTCATTAAATCTTCCTGTTTCAAGCAAGTCCATCTTCTTCCAATAAGCTAAACTCTTAGAAGTGAATATCCATTCTTGAACTACTGCGAGTCCAACTTGGTATGTTAGTTTCCATTTCATAGCGTGTTTATTTTAATTTCACAAATTCGGTTATATAGTTCAAAGTTGAAGTTGTCCCAGTGTCTACTTAACTGATAGTCTCTAAACAAACCAAGACAATTCATCCTCATCATCGTGGTTGTAGTCGTGGCATCGTTCAATGAACTCTTGGAACTCATCTCCTGCTCGCTTAAGTAGTTCTTCCAGTGCTTCTTCGGCCATTTCGATTGTGATATCTCCTGACCACTCTGCTTTTTCGATTTTAAACTCATCTCTTTCATTAATTTTATCAAAGTCATACAATAAATCTACGAGTCCAATTTGCTCGTCATCTTCCATTCTAAAGATAGCTACCTCAACGATGCGTTGGTATGAACTGCTATCTGCTTCTCCAAAGTAATATTTATTTGCCATATTTTCTTGAATATACTCCTTGAGCGTATTTTGTCCACTCAGGTTTTAGTTCGTAATTAGTGTCTTGTAGTTGTGTGTTGTCGATTCGTGTTTCTACAACTGGAGGCGTGTTAGTCGAAATGAGCCAAATAAACACGGATGCAATCGGTAAAAAGAAAATTACAATGTGTCTAAAGAAGTCCTTATCGTAGTCAGGCAACTCTCTCCATTCTTTAATCAGTTCTTTCATAGCTTATTTTGTTATGTAGTTTAATAAATCATTTACTTCTCTCCACACGTCATACTGTCTTTTAGTAACTGCGTGTAAATTACCGTTTACATCTCTGCTCTCAACATACTCATCCCATAGTTGTCTTTCACGAGCCTGTACGAATTTAATAATGTCTTGTGTTTTCATAGCGTTGTTTTTAAATTGATACTGCGAATCTACGCATAATGTTTCAGTTATCAACAAAATATTATAAACTTTTTTAACATTCGTAGTATTTACAAGGCTTTCAGACGCAAACTTTTTTTCGTGTTTAAGGTTTTACCCTTATTTTATTACAGGATTCTTCAGGTTTTGCCCTTATTTTGTGTAAGATTTTAACTTTAAAGTCGGTTTATGACCGATTATGTTTAGTTTTTTCAACAATAAAGTGGATAAATAGTCAAGTTTTTTAATCTTAAAAGTTTACATATCGCATATCGCAATACGAAAAAAGCCACCCGAATGGATGGCTCTCAGCTATGAAAATGGTTGGATTGGTACAAATATACTAAAAGATGTGAGATAACCTCGCAACTTGACCGAAATCTTTATGATGCAAGAATCCCTCAACTGCCTTAGGAACGTGCTGATAACCTTGACGATGATGCCAGCTATCAGTTCCTGATGGAGAACGTAAAGATTCTACGGTTACTCCGATGTAGTCTTTTGATGTCTTGTGGTGTACGTGGTGAGTATATACGTATCTATGTTTCGTTTCTGCCCAGTATTGCGGAAACTCGGTGGCTAAAAGTATCGGTAAATCTCCGTGTTTTGCTCCATCTCCGTGAGTAGTAGCAATGAGGTTTCTTCCGTACATATACGCCTTGCGATGGTTAATTGAGCAGTCAAAAGAAATGTTAGGACAGTCTTTAAACCAAGTCTTGATAACGTCAGCAAGAAAAAAGCCATTTGTATAATCGTGATTAGAGGGATTGAAAGTGAAATGTACATCAGCCACCCCAATAAGTTTCTCAAGTATTTCGACATAAAGTTGTTTTGCGATTAGAAAATTACGATACCACATTCCGTCAGTGTCTTGTGGTGTTCCTGAAGTTGTTGTTCGTCTTGGAGTATCTATGTGAAGTATATCGTTTCCACCTATAAATAAGATTTTATCAATGTTGAATCCTGCGGACTTGTCTAAGATTCCTTGTACGCCATCTAAAACACGTTGTACTGCGATTTGAGAGTTATAGTCTTCTCCAGTTTCAAACGAATCACATAACTTACCGATATGTACATCAGCAGGGTCTATGACTAACAAGTGACCGTCAATGCCTGTGCTTCGTGTTATCTTAGGAAAAGACGGACTGAACGCTTTTAAGTCCTCAATCAGTTGCTTCTTGAAGTCTTCGAGTTTATCTAACTCTGAGTTATAGTTTGGATTCTTAAAAAAAAGACTCGCATCTTTCGACTTGAGCCATCCGTGTTTAACGTCTTTGTCATCTAACCCAAGTGAGTTAGCTTCTTGTTTTATCGCTCTATATTGATTTACTATTTCAGCTTCATCAGGCTTTAAGCGATATCTAAATTGTTTCATAGTGTGTATTTAAAGTGTCGTAATAATATGGCAGTAAAGAACCCCATAACGAAACCCAAAACTAATAATAATATATTAGGTTTTACATTTTTATGTTTTTCAGTCTTCCACTTAACTACTTCGACTTTTTCTATCATTTTAAGCGTATCTCGTTTTAACTTATATTCAATACGTGTCTCAAATCGTGTTTTAGGCACAAAAGAACGCTTGTAACGAACAATTGTATCTTTTTGGACTAATACCTTTTCCCAAGCAATAGAGTCTCTTAAAACGAAAGGAATTGAGTCCACTGAAGTTATACGGATTGTATCAGCAATTTCGTCACATCGGTAGCCTTTTTTGATTGCTTTACGCAAATGATAGTTAGCTGAACACGAAGTAAGAAGTATTAAAACTAATACTCTAAAACTCATTAATAAGGCAGTACGTGACATTGGCTTGGTTTTTTACGAGTCTGATTATGATTTTATAGATATCTACTTTGTTGACTACTTGGCATCCTGCTGACCACCAACCTATATTAGTTCCTGATGGTTTACTCAAGTCGTATGTATTAGGATGGAAATTGATTCCAAAGTAACCAGTATCTATTTTACCTTGCTCTTCTGACTTGTCATCTTTGTCCGTGTCTCGATATACTTGTACAGGTGCGCCTAACTGAAGTAGTGCTTCTACTTTTCCGTTGTGCTTTCCATATTTCCAAACATCATAGTACCACTCGTCAGATTTAAGTACTGCTGCTCCTTTCTTGTTGACTTTCTCGAATTGCTTTAGAGTCGGAGTACCCGCATTAGTAGTTGCAGATGTAACAACAACAAACTCTTCACCTTTGAATAAGTAGATTTTATCGTCAAAAGTATTCGGAATGTCGTCTTGTGACCTTACGCCAAGCAACCAATATCCTTTCGGAATACCGATGTAGTTATGTAAAGTTTTAACTCGCTCAAGAAGTTGTTTATCAGTGTACGGTCTTACCATTACTTTAAATCTTCAAGTTGTTCTTTTCCTCGCTTAACAAACGAGATAAATTTCTCCCATACATTCACTCCTGTTACCGAAAAGTAGCTTTCGTTGATTGATTTTACCTCAGTGAATACACAAAAGAATGTGAACGCTTTAGTCAATATCAAATCTACCGAAATGAAGTAAGCTAAAATATCGGCTACAACGAACTTTTCAAGTAAAAAGATAAATACTATTGCACCGCTATACAAAAGGCTCTTAGAAATCGTATTAGATAATCTGCGAGAGCGTATTGATGTCCATCCGTTTTTCTTTACGCTTCTCCAAATACCAAAACAAGTATCAAGTATAATAGATAGCACTGCAATCAATACCATCGGTTTAACAGGAGCAAGAACGCTCAACATCGCAATTACAAATAAAATCAATTTAGTCTTCATTAGATGCTGATAAAAGTCCGAATGTTAGATGTACAAACACGAATACTCCCCCTACAAAATGATAGAACTTTGTAGCCTCAACAATAAGTGCTGCTGCAAATACATATCCAACAATGAAGTAAAGCGTTGAAAATAGTTTATAGTGATTCATTCGGTTTTGTTTTAGACAAATAGATTTTCAACTTCTCAATGTTAATATCTTTAGGGCTATATTTTAAACCTTTCGGTCTTTGCTTTTTTATAGAAACCATCCAGTGTTGTTATTAGTTGTGTCAGGATACATCTGCTCATTTACGTTCTGATTATACTCAGGGAATAAATCCCGATGAAAAGACATATAAGAGATGAAACGCTCTGTGTAGTGTTGTGCAATTTGACGCTCTTTCTCAAGTAAATAATCTACTTCGTTTTTATCTACGTTTTCAGCGTTCTCAGATGAGTGTTTATAAACTCCTTTGTTAGCTATTGTGTAAGCTGCAAACGGAAGATATTCGACCATTGCCCAATGAATTAACATTGGCTTCACAAGATTCTCAACAAGTGTTTTATAATTACCTGTAAGAGTTCCAGCGACTATGTCAGATTGAATCTTTTCAAGTAGCTTAGTACCTAAGTAGTTTTGAATGTGAATGTCTTGAGCGATTTTGATAAATTGCAAGAACTTATCAGTATCTACATTTCCGTTAACTGCGGTAAAACGGACTAAATCATCTCTTGTTATTAATAGTGCGGTTGCCATTATTTCCCGTAAATTGGATTGGTTGGTAAAAAGCCATTGTAAGGCATATCAACAGGTCTTTGAGAAACGAGTTTATCGTTCTTAATAACGTACCCGAATTTCTCTGCTTTGCTACTTGCAATTTGTTTAGCTTTTGGAGAGTTAACGTCAATTCCTACTCCATCAAAACTTGCATATACTTTCTTGTTCCAGCGATGGTGACAATTACCTCCTCCTTTGTATTTCCAAATGTCGTAAGTATTAGAACCTTTAGCACCCCATCCTTCGTTAACTACTTGGTTACCCATTCTGATGATATCTTCTTTTCGGTATACTTTACTTGCTCCTATCATCTTTTGGCAGAATGGTCTTGACTTAGCACTTGTCTCACCTGCGTAAACATAGCGAGTTATGAACTTTACTCCGTCAATAACTTTGTCTTGTTCTGATTTTGCATTAGGATTTGCAGTGCCAGTAGTCACAAAGTTGTATACTTTCGATAATAATGTGCTTTTCGGCTCGTATGAGAGCATTTCGTTCTCTTGGTCATCGTTCTCGTAGTCTACGGGAAATTCGTCTATTAAAAGCCAATTTTCATTTGGTGTTTCTCCGCACTCAATCAATGCTGAAGCAACCTCGTTGTCAAGTTGTGAGCTTAATTCAGTTGCATCAGTTCCTGTTTCTTCAACTACTTGCTCTTCAGTCATTGCGTTTTCAAGGTCAGTGAACTCAAGTGGTTTAAGAGTCTTGAAATATAGTTTTAAGCTAATTCCGTTGAATGCTAAGATTGAATCTAAAGCGTCTAAAATCTCGTCTTGAATCGGTTTAATAACCATATTGTTGAAGAGAATAAACGAGTTCTGAAGCTCGTCTGCATTACTTGAGAATCCATTAGATGAAGCAACTCCAAAAAGTAGCGGAGAAGTCACGTTATGACCTAACATAATTTTGCGTAAACACTCTTCCGATAAATATGTGTAGTGTTCAGGTGCATCATTAAGCGGAATGTCCTCAACAGTTGTACGAGTGTCCATATTGTCGTTGAAAGCAATGATTACTTTCTGACCTTTAGAACCTGTTAACTTGTTTAGAACTTTAGCTGAGATGATTTCTTGTTGCTCAAGTGTAGGCACTCCGTTGTTGAAGTTTACGACTTTAGTACCTGAGAATCCGTTTTGTACTTCGTTGATTAAGTAGTCAGAAATTTCCTCCTCGAGTAGTGTGTAAGGAACTGCTCCCTGATAGTCAGGATAAGCATAGTATTTCATACCTACTGCGTAAGGCTTTGAGAATAGCACCTCAACCTTTTCTTTTGAGAATCCGTAAGCAGGAATGCGCTTAGGCGGAAACTTCTTCGTGTCTGACCAGTTATCAGAGTAGTAGTACGCTTCGATTTCTCCATCTTTATTGCATTTCTCTGCTCGTAATAAGTTTACAGGAATGTGATAAGCCTTTAGAATCTTGTCGTGTTTATCGTTGTAGTGAATCTGCAAAGCAAATTGACCTAACATCTTTCTATCAAGTGCAATCTTACGCATACAATCCTTGTTAAATAAGCTCATCATTTGAGCATACTCGTTAGGTTTTCTATTAGCATCTACTGCACTCAATCCTTTTCCGTAGATTAGGCGTGAGATATTATTAATTATGGCGTTATTGGTTGTTGAATTTGTGTATCTATCAATCAAAAATTGGTAGTAGTCATTATCAGAACCATAATTCACCCAAGCATCTCTCTTACTCTCCTCGATAACTGGAGTAGTGTAAGCAGATAACTGGAGAACGTGTACGTTGTTACTCATAAACTATGAATGTATTTGATGTCGTGTTTGATGTATATTGCCCGTTGTTTACGGAGAATGTTACAATGTTTTGGTCAGTGCAGAAAACTTTGTCTTTGAAAATAATATCGCTACCATCTTTCAATGAAAGTGTGTAAAAGTGATTTTCTTTAAGGTTAAATGCAGCAGTAATTGTTGTGATGTATGAACCATAGACTACTGAAACAATATTAACACTTGTTGTTGTGTTCGTTTCTTCGTCAGTTATTTCGATAGTATCAAATGCAGCTCTTGGAATGCATTTAAAAGATTGGTTTGATGTTGATGTAGTTAGAACTATCATAATAATATAACGCAAAATGATACCGAGTGTTTTAAAAACAAAAAAGGGAGACCGAAGCCTCCCCTTTAACGCTATGAAAAAACTGATTAAGCAGTTACGATAGTAGCTCCACCGAAAGCAGTTGCAAGAGCTGATTCAGTAGATACATCAATTAGATTTGCATAAAGTTTTTCGTTACCAACAAATGTCAAAGTATAACCATTTAGGTCACCCATTGCAGTTCCGTTAGATACGTTTGCAGTAGTTACTTCCATTCCGTGTTCAAGACCAGCAAAGAAGAATTGGTTATTGCGGTTTTTAATAACGATGTGTGGTCTTCCGTAAGCCAACAATTTAACATTTTTGTGAGTTACTGCATCTTGTTTTTTCAATGTCATAGACAAAGTTTGCTCAACAAAAGATGTTCCGTTCTCACGTGAAGAGTTTAATACTTGCTCGAAAGAGTTAGTTCCTTTGAGTTCGTATTTGTATAAAGACGATACACCTGCTACTGAGTCAATGACATCAGTGTTAGTACCATCATAAGTGATTCCAGTATAATCACCGAAGTTAACGAAGTAAACTGCATCAATACCACCAACGGCATCTTTACATACTTCTAAACGACCATTTGCTATATCACAAGACATATTTTAAAGTTTTTAAGGTTATAAAAAAGGGAGGGACTCGCCCTCCCCTATAAAAGTAAATCAGTAGTGATTAGTTAGCAGAGTTTGTGATTCCGTAAGTTACTACGTCAGAAGCAAAACCATATTTTGCATCAGCAGTAAATCGCATAACTACACGAACATTTTGGCTACCATCGATGTCACCCATATCCAATACTTTAACTTCGTTCAAGTCAGAAAGAAGACCTGTTGCAAAGTAAAGGTTAGATTTTTGAGAAAGCAATGCAGTGTTAGCAGCAAGACCGTTAGCCATAAATACTTTCACACCATCAAAGTAAAGTGCGTCAATAACTTGGTTTGTACCTTTGTTATCGAAACCATTAGCACCTACACCTGAAGCAGCGAAACCACCCAAAGCACGTACATAAGCACGATAGATGTTGTTAGATACATACAAGTGTAAGTCTTCTTTACCATAAAGGCGAGCAGGACAAGCATCAACGATTTTACCTAACTCAGCGATAACGTTAGAAGCAGTTACAGTAGTACCAGCAACTTCTTGTGCAGATGGCAAAGAAGCATCAGTAGTTAACTGAGTCATAATACCTGCAAACTGACCAGCAGTAGCGTTAGCACCTTGCCAAATAGCAGTTTCCATATCTCCAGCAACTTTCTCAGCAGAGTAAGCGATTAAGAAATCAGCGAAAGATTTAGGAAGTACGTCAAATGCAGAGTAACCCATTTGGATAGCATCCCAATCTGCACGGAAGTCAGATTTACAAAGTTGTAAGTTAACTTGGAAAGACTCAGGTTGAAGAACTTTCTCAGTCAAAGTGATTGTAGAAGTAGGGTCGAAGTCACAAGTAGCGTCTTTAACGATTCCGTCAGTAGCTAATCTTTTGATAACTTGCTTGTACTTTACGTTCGGCATAACGGTGATACCGCCTTTGTCGATAGTTGGAGCAGACAATAAAGCTGCTGCGATGTACTTACCTGCGAACTCGCCAGCGTAAGTAGTAGTAATTGAAGTGGTAGTTGCCATTTCTTAGTTTAAATTAGATGTTATTAAATTTTTCAAGGATTGAATCCATAGTTGAGCGGCTGCGGTTTGCGCTAATTTTAATGCCTTGTACTTTAGATTCGTTTTCAGGATTGTAAGAGATAGGTTTAGGCTCTTCGCTTAATTCAACTGGTGCGACTTCTTCTGCAACCTCAGTTTTTGATAAAGCAATTTGTGCTTTCAACTCCTCATTTTCTTTTTTAAGAGCTTCGATTTCGCTAAAGAAAGATTCTTTAACTACTGACTCAACGATTTTTTTAGCTTGTGGTGCGCTTGGATCTTGAGACATTTCTTCCTCAGGCATTTCAGCAGGTTCTTGTGCAGGAGCTTCAGGCATTTCTTCTTCTTCTTTAACTTCTTTGATTTCAGCAATCATACCTTCTTCAACTACAACAAGGATACGACCGTCTTCGAGTTCATACTCTCCAACAGGAAGTGCGATACGTTGTTCGTCTTCAGTTAAGATAAATACTTCGTTACCTGCTTCAAACATTTCTGCTTCAAGTACTGACACGCCATCAGAAAGGCGCATAGTTTCCAACTTCACTTCTAAACCTAAAAGTGTGCGGACTTTGTTTAAGATTGATTTTTCGTTCATTTGTTTTTATTTAAGGATTTAAGCCTTTAAGGAATGTTTGTACTAATTTTACTCCTTTGTATAAGTCGTCTAATTCTTTTTTTGAGTCTGCGTAAAGAGGAGCAGTTTTCGGGTCAATTCCTAAATCTTTTGCTTTTTTAGCAAAGTCAATCATTGCACCATCGATGTCGCTAATCATTTTTAAAGCATCATCTTCTTTTTTATTTAAAACTGCTTTTAAGGCATCTACTCTCCTAAAAGTGTCTCCATAAATATCTTTATTCATAGAAACCGCATTGCCATACAATTTTGGTAATTCAGTAGCACTTGCTAACTCTACTTCGTGTTTTCCTAATTCTACCTTGTCCTCCGAGAACAATTTAGTAAATACAGTTTTCATCGTGTTCATACTTAATAAACGATTGTTTTTTGTTTTGTTTTATTTTTATATATATATTTGCGTATAACTTTAATTTTTACGCTATGAAAACACCCTTACAAGCATTTCGAAATTTTATAGAAAATGACCGAATGCAATCAACTTACACCAAAGAACAAGTATTGTGTTTAATTGACTTGCTTTTATTAGATAGAGAAAAGGAGCATATACTTTTAGCTTATGAAATGGGAAGCGATTCAGGTTATGAGTTAGCTAAAATAGATGACTTGAAAGAAGGTTCTAAAATGAAAAGTCCGCTTGATTACTACAACGAAACTTATGTAAACATAAAAGCGTATTAATTATGACAAAACAAACTGCAGTAGAATGGCTAATAGAACAACTTGAAAACCATAATGGAGTAACAAGAACTGGTTTTGATAAATGTATTAAAGAAGCCAAAGAAATGGAAAGGGATAATCTTATAATGTTTGCATCTCAATGTATGGCTGAAGTAGAAAAAGAAAGTGGATTAGGCGCAATTAGAATATATGAACTTTACTTTGATAAAAAATTTAAATCAGAATAATATGACAGCAGTAGAATTTTATGCAGAAAAATCTATGGAATTAGAAATAAGATATGCA